GGCTTGCTTGACGAGAAGAATTTTGCCTTGAACCGAGCAGGTGGCTTGTTGGCAACCGACATGCCCAATGCCAAGGTAGAGAAGTTAGCACCCACTATCCCCCCAGACCTTTTCAAAGAGATAGGCGAGATAGATTTGATGTTTGAAGAGGCATCTGGTATTGTCAGCGTCTTGCAAGGCCGAGGCGAAGCAGGGGTACGCTCGTCTGGTCACGCCTCTCAACTCGCCCGTCTGGGTTCAAGCCGTGCCAAGAAACGGGCACTTGTCATTGAAGACAGCTTGGAGAAACTGGCAACGTTGTACCTCAAGTGTATGCAAGCCTACGACAAGACACACTTGACAGACATGGATGGCAGAAAGTTCATCCCAGAGCAGTTCACCAAAGACTTTGTGGTGAAGGTAGATGCTCACAGTAACTCACCAATTTTCATGGAAGACAGCCGTAAACTGGCGTTTGAATTGTTCCAAGCGGGAATTATCGACAAAGAATCTCTGCTTGACTTGATTGAGCCACCCATGAAACAGTTGCTCAAAGAACGTCTGAAAAAGATTGAGGAGAAGCAAGCCCAAGCCCAACAGCAACAGCAAGCCGCTCCTCCCAAGGCAGAGGGTAAACCTGATTTGAAAAAGGTGGGATGATGGCAACACAGAAAATGACCGCCCCCAAGGCTGACCAGCCACGGGCATCAACAGAATCGCTGAAAAAAGGCGAAGCAAGCCCTAACTTGACATTGCGTCAAACTGGGTTTAAAACCTCGTATGGAAAGAGTCAACGGGACTCCAACCGTGTTCAAACAAGGAGTTGACATGTACAAGACAGCAAAGCGGGGGCGCAAGCCACGCAGATGATTTCCGAAAGGAAAAGGGTATGGCTGCTTCCCCTTTCAAGTAAGTGGCCGCCTCTGAACCAAGGAGCGCATCATGCGTAAAGGTCGTAAAGGACGTAAGTCCCGCAAGTAATCCGTAAGGGTTTGTCTTTGGGGGACTGACATAAAATGTCCCCCACCTATTGACAAAGTGTAAGTAAGTGGTTACAAACACGCCAAGGAGTGATTATGAGTGTCCCACCAGATAAGTTGATGGAGTTAATGAGAGGTAGCCAAGCCGCTGCTGGCGCACCCGCCCCTACCCCTGACACCACTGCTGGCGCAATGTCGGATGCGGAAACTCCCCCGATGGCCTCGCCCATGTCTACGCCAGAGCCAAAGATGGGAAGCAAAGAAGCCGCTCTCATCAACATCAGCATGGCGATGGACTTGTTAGAACAGTCTCTCCCCGCTTTTGGGTCAGAATCAGCCGAGGGTCAAAAGGCACTCAACGCCATTCGGCAGTTGTCAGGCTTGATTGGCCCACGCAAGAGCAAAACCAACGAACTCCAGCAATCTGAAATCCTTCAGATGCTCCAAACATTGCCACAGGCGGGTGGTGCTACCCCTGAAGGCAGAGCAATGGCTCAAGCACCCATCCCTGGTATGCCTCCCGCTGGCGGTATGCCTCCAACTCCCCCAATGTAAGGAAATATTATGGACTTGTTCAAGCCTCGTGGTGCGGCTTCCCCCCGCAGACCCACAGACAACAATCAACAACACGGTGTCATCACAAACACACCCCGTTTCTCCCAACTCGGTGGCTTGTCAGCCCCCAACAAGGTTGGCAAAACAGGCATGGCTGTGCAAAAGCCAGGTGATGGCAAGAAAGTCATCTAATCGTATAAAGAGGGTAACAAAATGTCATTAGAAAATTTGTCTTTAGAAGCTCGTGATGAATTGGCGGCTCTTGCCCAGACTCTTGCGGAGAATCCCAACACTCGCAAAGATTTCTTGCGGATGACCAAGCAGGTCAAGCCTGACCTTCCTATCCCTGAACTTGAGATTGAAGAGTACACACGCAACACTGTCAATAAGGCAGAAGAGCGGGTGCAAGCCTTGGAAGCCAAGTTGCGGGAAAAAGATGCAATAGAGGAATTGCAAAACAGACGCAATTCTTTGATGAAAAAGGGCCTCATTACGTCTGAAGATGAAATCAATGATGTTGAAAAAGTCATGTTGGAACGTGGTATCACAAACCACGAGACAGCAGCCGAGTACCATCAGTGGATGAAGAAAGCCGCAGTGCCGACTTCAACTGGATACAACCCGAATCCTGTCAGACAATTTGACCTGAACAAGTATTGGAAGAATCCAATTGCCGCTGCTCGTAACGAGGCAATGAATGCGCTCAATGACCTGCGTAAACCGCAGCGTCCTATTGGGTTGTAAGAGGGTATTGTTTTTTCATAAGGAGGCCGTATGGCTATTGGCGGTGGCATCCTACCAGCAACAGGGTCAGCACAGTTTAACGAACTGACCTACGTTACTCGTAGAGCCTTCATCCCCAAGCTGGTTGTCCAGCTTTACAACTCGACACCCCTCATGGCGGCTCTGATTGCCAACAGTCAGCAAGCCTCTGGTGGTGTCTCTTCTGTAACCGTGCCTGTACAAGGCGCACAGTTTGTAAACGCTCAGTGGTCTGACTACAGCGGCTCTTTTGCCCAACCGTCAGTCCAGCAAGGTGCTTACAACGCTGAGTTTGACCTGAAACTGATGATTTCTCCTGTGCCGTTCCTCGGTATGGAAGGCGCAGTTCAGCAAGACGCAGCGATTATCCCGTTGATTGAAGCTCGTATGAACGATGCAACCAACGTGATGATGGATGCAATGGCAACTGCCTTGTACAACAACACCACCAACACACAACAGTTCATCGGCTTGCCCGCTGCTGTTGCAAACTCTGGTACATACGGCAACATTGACCGTACTACCTACACATGGTGGAAGTCCTCACAGTATGCCGCTGGCTCCGTGAACCCAACCCGTCAAAACATTCTGCAATACATTTCTGGTACTGTGAAAAACGGTGCTGAGATGCCTAGCTTTGGTGTTTGCGGCTTTGGTACTTGGACATTGTTGGCTCAAGACTTTGTTGGTCAAGAACAATATGTCATCACCCCTGGCGCAGGTTTCGATGGCGATGCCAACGGCCCTCAAGCCGCATTCCGTGCGCTGATGGTTGCTGGTGTACCTATCTACCCAGACCCCTACTGCCCAGAAGGTACTGTGTACTTCCTGAACACCAACTACTTGTCTCTGTACATCCACGAGCAAGGTTCGTTTGTGTTTACAGGATTTGAGTCCACACTCCCCAACTGGCAAATTGGTTATGTCGGTGCTGTGCTGATGATTGCCGAATTGGTAAACGTCAAGCCCAAGGCAATGACCAAGGTGACGGGTTACAACTACCTCTCACTGTAAGGAGTCAAACATGGCACTAGGCTTAAACAAAATCATTCTGGCAAACGCCACCACCAACGCTGCTGGTGCGTATTTCAGCAACACAACTGTCACAGCTACCAATGCTGGCGCAGTTATCCCTGCTGGTACATACCTTGTGTTCCCAACAGCCAATGTGGTCATCACAGCAAACAACGGCTCAACCATTTCAACTTTGCTTGCCAATAACACTGGCGGTATGTTGTTGTCTGATGGTGTGAACGTGTTTGCTCAATCCACTATTGCAGGTAACGGAACTGTCACTTTGCTCACCGTCAATGGTGGCGTGAACGTGTCTGGCACTTACAACACATAAGGAGCAGACATGAACGCAAACCATGTAGGCGCACTGTACCCAGATAACTTTGGCAGTTTTGCTGTCGGCACTACCTCTACTCCCACACCTATGGGGGCAACTGGTAATGCTGTGGCAACAATTCCCACTGTCGGTACAAGCTACATCGTTAGACGTATTGTCGCTGCTAATGCCAACGGAAGTGTTGCGCTTGCCAATGTAACCATCTTCACCAGCAATGATGGAAACTTGGCAAACGCAGTTTCTAACGCAACTGTGTTATCCAACATCACAGGCACAACCAAGTATCAAGATTTGGCTCTGACGGCAAACACGTCAACCACCATCTTCTCTGGTTCTCTGTATGTTTGCGTTAACACCGCTGCCGCAGCAAACAACACTGTTGACTTTACTGTGTACGGTGACGTTGTAGTCTTATGACAGAAATCGTCTATGTAACCAACCCACTCCACAGAGACTTGTACGGTGAGTACAACTATGTGGGGTATACCTTTCCTGTGGGCAAAACGGTAGAAGTACCGCTTGCAGCGGCAAAGCATATTCTTGGTTACGGGGACGATGAAAAGGAGAAGTATCTGGTTCAACTGGGCTTGATACGACTTCACAGCGAACTTGAAGAAGTAGCGGAGAAGTTTCAGAAACTTCAAATCTCTGAAACTCCTCCTGGGAAGAATAGCTCGTTACCCTCGGCTATTGGCGTAGTACCCTTGCGGATTGAAAAATCCGTAGGGGGAAAATCCAATCAGAGGGTTGCTTAACATGAAGGTCACATGGCAACTCTCTCTTCCTACATCACGGAAGTACAGCGTTTATTGCACGATGCAAACTCTGTCTTCTGGTCAACTTCGGAGTTGACTGACTACATCAATGCCGCTCGTGAGCGTGTAGTCAGGGATACGGGTTGCTTTCGCACCATCCAATCCACATACACCCCCCTCTCAAGCACAGGCGTAGCCGCAGTTGCTTGGGCTGAAGGAACTGTCCTCACCGCAGGGCAGTTTGTTTTTTCTGGCATCTTCACTTACCAAGTCATCACGGGTGGCACTCTGGGCGCAACCGTCCCTCCATACCCCACTGGTAACCAAGCCTACCCGCCCAGCACCACATTCACTGTGGATGGCTCTACAGGCATGGTCTTCCAGTACGACTCGCCTTGTGAAGTCATCTCTTATGCTGCACTGCCGTCAGCCTTGCAGACCCTTGACATTCTGAACGTCAACCTGTACTGGGGTAACAGCCGCATACCACTGCGGTATTTGCCTTGGTCAAACTTTAACGCCCAGTTGCGTTATTGGCAAAACTATGTTGGCAGACCCGTGTGCTTTTCTGTTTATGGACAACAGCAGATTTACATTGCGCCTGTGCCTGACCAATCGTATGCCATCGACTTGGACACGGTGATATTGCCCACGCCCTTGTCTTTGTCCTCGCCAGACGCTACTGACCCTATCAATGACCCCTACACCACCCCTGTGGCTTTCTATGCAGCTTACAAAGCCAAGTACAAGGAACAGAGTTATGGTGAAGCGGAGATATACAAACAAGAGTACATGAAGCACGTCCAAGCTGTGTTGAACTCTGTTTACACCAGACGTATCCCTGACCCCTATAGCACCTTCTAATTATGGCAGCCGCAGAGCAAAAAAAGTCCTACGCTGTCTACAAGCAATTCAAAGGTCTTAACACCAAGGCCAACAGGACTGCTATTGACGAGGAAGAGTTCTCGTGGATAGAAAATGCCATGCCTATCGGGTTTGGCAATGTCAAGATTGTCCCTGCTCAAAACGCTGTGAGGGACAGTGGCAATACTGCGGTGGCTTTTGCCAACACGGTGACCTCTCTAGAAAGCTGTAATTTGGCTTTGTCAGACTACATTTTGGCGTTTGAGGACAACGGACGGGGCGAATATTACAAATTGGACACTGCAACCACAGGAAATGTTGCTGTCACAGGCACATTTTCCTCTGCCAATGTGTCTACCGCTCAGTGGAAAAACGAGTTGGTGTTCATAGGTGACCCTGACAAAGGCTTGTTCACTTGGAATGGAACAGATTTGTTGGCTGTAGGCGGTGTAGGTTCTGTCGGCATCACGAATGGCGGTACTGGCTACTCTTCTGCGCCAACGGTCACCATTTCAGCCCCCAACCAGACAAATGGCGTACAGGCAACGGCTACAGCGTTCATTGCTGCTAACGCAGTCACATCTATTGCCATCACCAATGGGGGTAGCGGTTACACATCTGCCCCGACAGTGACTTTGACAGGCGGTGGTGGTAGCGGTGCAACTGCGATAGCTCAAGTTTTGACCTTCACCAAGGGTGCGCTTGTCATCTCTGTCACAAAAGGCGGGTCTGGCTACAACCCTGCTTCCCCTCCCACAGTCACCATCACGGGTGGTGGGGGTGCAAATGCCGCAGGTACAGCCATCGTGTCTGGCAATGCGGTGACCAACGTCATTATGACCAACGTGGGCAACAACTACACCTCTGTGCCTACTGTCACTATTGCCGCACCGCCCACACCCACAGGCAACACAACTGCAACCGCCATAGGTGTACCCAACCTTGACCCGATTGCCAGTGTTGCAACTTTTTCAGGGCGTGTCTGGGTGGCGACAGGGCGCACAGTGACCTATTCTTCTGCCACAAGCCCCTACGACTTTGTGTCTGTGTCGGCAGGTTCTATTACTTTATCCGACTCTACCTTGCATGGCAACATCCAAAACCTGTTGTCAGCCAACAACTTTTTGTATATTTATGGTGAAGACAGTATCAACGTGTTTTCAGATGTGCGGGTGACCACCACAGGCTCAACGCTCTTCACCAACACCAACGTGTCTGCCTCTGTGGGAAGTAAGCTGAAATACGCAGTCTTCCCCTACTTCCGCTCTGTCCTGTTTATGAACAACTACGGGGTGTATGCTTTGGTAGGCTCAACCACGAGCAAGATTTCTGACCAACTGGACGGTATCTTCCCCTATATCGACTTCACCTTGCCTGTCACAGGCGGTCAAGTGTTGCTCAACAACATCTTGTGTGCGGCTTTCAACTTCTATGTGAACAGTAGCTTCCCGCTTGCCACCCCTTCTCGGTACATCCAAGCGGTGTTTTTCGAGAAAAAATGGTTTATCACAAGCCAAGGTGCGCTGACCTACACCACCTCTGCTCCTGTGGGCGGGGTGATTAACCTGTACGGGGTCACAGGCAAAGAGTTGTACAAGTTGTATGGGAATGCAACGGCAAATGTGTCTAGCGAGATACAAACATCGTTGTCTCCCATGAAAGACCCTATCCGTACCAAGCAAGCATTGAAGTTTGGTATAGAGGCAACGCTTACACAGTCGGCTACACTGACTGTGACGGTGGACAGTGAGTATGGGTCAAGCCCTGCTTACACGCTGACAAACAATGTGACTTGGTATAACAATGTAGGTACAACTCTTTCGTGGTTGAATAATTCATCACAGGTAATTTTGTGGGTTGTGTCTAACGGATATGCCTTGTACAAGTCAGATGCACAACAGTATGGCAAGTATTTGGGGTTGACAATAACTTCCAATGACCCTGCTTACACATTGAACACAATTGAGTTTGAACATGAATTGAGAGTGAGGTTCTAAGATGCCAGTACCGTATACATTTGGGACAGCGACAACTTCTATTCCTTTGTCGCAATTAGACAGCAACTTTGCTACCGCTATCACTATCGGTAACACGGCTGTACAGCTTGGTAATACTGTTACCACGCTTAACAACATGACGCTTGCAAATGTCACTGTCAGCAGTGGTAATGCAACTGTTAGCACGATTCGTGGTACGTCTGTAACTATTACTGGAGCGTCAGGTGGAACAATCACACCAACCTCAGATACCACCAACCAATACACCATCACTGCTTTGGGTGCGGCGGCAACAATTGCCA